CGGGTCGTTCGGTCTCTCCGTCAGGAGAGACAGAGCGTGGATGAGAAGCTGAGATGCTTCCCAACACACATCCCCATCGTACCAACTCTTGTTGGTTCGCATGGACCACTTGCCTTCGACGAAGGCAAGAGAGGTGACATTTGGTTCACACCATTTGCCACTTCCTCCATGAAGCCAGTTGAGGTAAGCCCCTAGTTGGGGTACCTCGACAGTCTTGCGCTTTTGCACAAGACGCCGTCTGGGCACATGCCCTGTGACAAGCGCATCGCTGCGCTCGAAACTTTGTCCTCCAAAGAGGTTCGGTCCTATCATTTGGGAAAGTTCACCCCAAAAGACAAAGAACGATAGAGGGATATCGCTAGCAAGTGTTGCTTTTGACATCCAATGAAGCAGTTGATTAGCAAGTCGAATAACATCGACAAGCAATCTAGGCCTCGCTCTAACAAAGAACGGTTTGACGTCATCGCCAAAGTACCAGTGTGCACCACAACTTTCCCGGTAACCTCCAGAAATACAAGATTTCTCGCGGTTGACAGAAAAGCCGAAGAAAGGAAACACACGGGTCAACATTTTAGCAGTTGGAATCGGACATATGATGTCGTCTCCAAAAACTGAAATGCTACCTTTGGCAGCAATGAGGCGGGAGACACTCCGAGTAAGAGCCCAAAAGATTAGGGACTCTAACTCAAAGGTGAACCCGTTCCCCATGCTGGAGAACATCTCCAGATTGTGACGAGTAGTCCGATCTGGAATCTGAACGCTGTGACAGCGTACAGAATCCATGTGGTCGAACCAAGCGACAGGTAACAATTTACGCACTAGTTCGCGTGAAATTGTATCTGAAGCACTGCTGAGGTCCACGGTCGCAAGACCGCGGTTTACAGCAACTCTCGAGAGTTTTTGGTTTCGGGTTTGATCGGTTAGATCTATACCGAATTTCTTCATTCTCCTTTGAATGAAGATACCAATACCTCTCTGGAGATAAGCATTGACCTCCGGCTCTTTACAAGCCGGACGATCAATATGCGAGTTCTTTGGTACTGTGAACAACACGGAACCATCGACTACCACCACATCAAACCAAACCGGGTTGATGTTTCCCCAGCCCGGCGAATAAAAAAATTCGCCGGACCAGAATGAAGGAGTCTTAGCAGTGCCGTGTGGCCTGCCCTCGAATTTCTCGGCGATGGACGTCGGGCTCCGCTTTACGCGGGTCGACGCACCATTTGTGAAAACCCCATTCTTACTTACGTAAGGTGGGCTCACGCCGAGAACGCTAACTATCATCTTACGAGAGATGTTAAGAACATCCTCGGAAGAAAAGGACCGCTTTTGGCGACCATTTGTACAGTTGAACTGTACGATAGAACCGTCTGTCATTCGACAGTTGGTTTTGGCGTTCCGATATTCGCATTCTTGCCACTTCTTAATGGCAAGTTCGCGACGGACAATAGCAGAAGTAAACTCTTCCCCGGGTAGGGGATCGGAATACTTCTTGAAGACGTAGGACTTCAGGTAACTAAGACGGGCGTTAGCCCAATCATTAGGAATCTGAGGAACTGCATCATCTATTGCTTTCTGTGCTAGGGAAATCACAATGTTTCCTTCGGCTTCAGAAAGACGAGAGCGTAAAGCTCGAGGTCCTTGGTTCTCGTCCCGCCTAACGGCGCTAGAGTGAACTTTGGAACGTTGGGTTGCCATAGGTATATCCTCAAAGGCAGTTGAGCAAGTAACCCGAGATTGGGTTACTTGAAGATGATCTTCCCATCAATCGGAAGCTCGCCGTGAAAAGTCTGGGTCAATCCGGAAGGATTGCTCTGACAAGCCGCGGTAAGCAACAGAAGAATGGGAAAGGCGACCAAGCGAAGCGTACGGATGGTCATCCGTACACGGCGCCCAGGTCGGCAAACGTCCCCGAAGCAAGTGCGCTTTGGAGGAAAGAGATGTGCAATGCCAACGCGGCATTGCGCTCCTCTTGTGTGGAATCCTCGGCAAAGTTCACCGAGGAATCGATGTAGTTCGTGCGAAGCACGGAACTGCGGTCCACACCGTTGATCGTCTCAACAGCCACGACAGGGTGCGACATCTTCAAGTCGCCCCGGAATCGTGTATTGGCCTTGCGCATCGCAATGGTCAAACGCTTTTCACCCACGGAAGATGCAGCCGACGAAACCAACAGCCCGACACCATTTTTGATGTCGCGCGGAAGGTAATCAACGTCTTCATTTCCGTCGTTGAGGGTAAGGGAAGTAAGTGCTGGCATGATCGTATCCTTTCTATCGATATGATCTGGAGTTGAGCAACGCTAAGGCGGTTGCAAGCCTCTGCACGCTGGAAAACGGATTAGTTAGCAGTATAGGCGTAGCGAGCATGTTGTGCGATAAAGGATATCGGAACCAGGACACCGATTCGACAGTATAGTCAATCGGCTTACCACTAATGAAAGGGTAGTGAGTCCATCGAACATGCACGTTAGCCGTAGTATACCGGGTCAAGGATCCACCTAAGAAGGTGAGTCCGATCATCCCGTTTAACTGTCCAAGAAACTGCCCAATAGGGGCAGCCCAGTCCAGTACAAACGAAAAAGGTATCAATTCCCAGGCGACCTCAAGAATATTAATGAGGCCAAGGCGGTTGTAAACAGCCGCCGCTGCGAATCGAACCTCCCAGTCCGAACGGGCTCTAGCTCCATTCCGAACATCCGCATTGATGTAAATCAATCCGGCGCTAGGTTTGGTAAGAGTTCCATTCGGAGTACCTGCAACGCTGACATTCGCTCGAGCAACAATTCGATGCTTTTTGCGCATGATCTCGGTGACTTCACCGGCAAGACCATAAATGTCAGACATCAAGGGCTTCCAACCGTACTGGTATTCCAACCAGCGGTTAGCAGCCACTTTACCAAGGGCCTTGGCGACTTTACGTCGCCCAGACCGAGTAGCAGGTGTTCGAATCACCATCTGAATCACACTCCGTCGGCGGTTAGATTTCTCAGTGAGAAATTTGAACGCCTCCTTCATGAACTTTTGCAAGGCCATGATAGAATTACTAAGCAACAAAAGGGTTTTGTTGAACTCAGCCAAAGCGACTCCAAGTTGGAGTTCACCACGGTTAAGGTCATACATCATCTTTTGAATTGCGAAGTCATCCTGGATAGGTTCACATGGGTATCGTCCAGACCCCACAACTCCGGCCCATATCGCGTTAGAATGATATGGGTATCCTGTCCCCCGGTGAGTACCGGGTTGACCTGATATGACTGTTTCGTATTCAAAATCCTCTCCAGGATTTATCTTACAAACATAGCCACGGAAAAGTGTAGGCTCCCTCCATCCATCAATCAAATCGGCAGTCCCACTTAGGACTTTCTCTTTGACTGAAGAATAGCGGTTGCCAGATAAGGCGCCATGAACATCCGGTTGACCCGGTGTTCTGTGCTTCCTTTGGGTACGAGAATCGATTGGAAGGGAAACTATTCCTTCATTCCAACCGGTTTGGACGTCGACTAAAGATTCGAACTTAGTCATGCTTTATCTCCATATGGGTGCCAACCCATTGTTAGATTGGCCTAGGCCTCTTCGTAACTGAAGATGCTGACTGCCTCGGGCGTGACGCCGAATGTATAGCCATGCTACACAAAGCACTCCTAACGGAGCGCTGACATAAATCCTTGTCAGCGAAACTCCCATCCTAAC